TGCTACGCCTTGTGGTAGCTCGTAAAGCTCACCATCACGCAACGAATAGTTTTGCGGAGAGTCGCCTTTGTATAGCTTGATGCTAAAGTCCATGACACCGCCTGGCACTTCGTGAAAAATAAACTTGCCGCTTACTTTTTCCGCATCCTTAGCGCGTAACTCTTCCATCTCGGCTTTTGTTAATCTTTTTCTTTCCATGATTACTCCCTTGTTAAATGTTAAGCGGGGAGGGTTGCCCCTCCCACATCGATAAGATTATGCGTATTCTTCAGAGTTAAAGCAAGCTCCAACTTTCCAGAAACTAACCTCAGTTGCATCACCAGCAGGTTCGTTAGCACCAGCTTTTAAGCGGATACCAATAAAACCTTGGTTTACTGTAGCATCAGCCAAAATGTTAGCATTTTGTGATACTGAGTAAGCTGTGTCTTGGCCGAAAGGTATCATCTCTGGCAATTGTGAACCAGCAGCAACCTCTGCAGATGTTGGATAAGTAAAAACTTGACCACTACCAACAATGTCGATAGTAAAGCGAACTGATCCAAAAGCAGCTAATGGAGCGTCGTTAGCAACTACGCTTGTTACTGTAGCTGATACATAGTTGTTTGATGAGTTTGAATCAAGTAATGCACTAATTGCAGCACCACATGTTGAAGGGATCTTGAATCTAACCTGTTGTCCTACTGTCATCCCGTGTGGAATAGAAGTAGCAACAGTAATTACACCAGCAGCTTGTGTAATGTTGGTGATGATTCTGTTTGCTGGATAGAATCTTGATGTGATATCAATACGCTGTATGTTACCGTTAGTACCAGCAACACCAGAAGCTGTAGCTAATGCGTTGTTTGCAGCTAACAATAAACTAATATTGTTACCAGCAACAACACTAACAATCATATCTACACCGTAGTTACCAAAAACAGCTGCACCACCAGTAGCATTAACCACCCTAACAATATTACCTACAGCGACAGCACCAGCTGCTACTGCTGCGGCAGATGTTACCACAGGAACAGTTGCGCTTGTTTGTGCTGTAGTAGCATATTGAATAGATGCAAAGTTAGCTGGGTTAGAGTAATCGATGATAGTAAATGAATCAGCAGCTGTGTAGGTAACAGCACCAGCAACATCAATTCGTATACCAGTAGGCATACCTGTTTGAAAGTAAAACTGTTCTCTTGTTGAGTAATTTACAATATTAATCCAGTTTACGCCTGGCCTAAAAACAATAGTCTTAGCAACTGCTGTAGCTGGCTGAGTAAAATTACCACGTACTATAATTGTTCCGTCCATAATATCTCCTTTATTGTGCTAATGTAGCTCTTAGGTTGATAACCCAGAGATCGTTGGTTATTCTTGGACATGTCGCAAATTTATAGCCTACAGAAGCGTTCAACGCTAATGGGCCATCATAAATTGGCGGTCTGTAGATAAAGGACGCACTGTATCCATCTTGCTGTACAGTTGCATAAGCTTCCATACCAACACAGAAAATGTTATATACGTCTTGACCTTGAACAGAAGCAGCTGGGCTGATTGAGCCGATGCTTGATACCAAGAATCTCAAGTTATTAACACAACCCCACTCTGAACGTAAAGCGTTTGTAGGTGCTGGATAATTACTTTTTGACGTAAAGTTATTAACGCCTTCTAACTCTTTTGTCATGTTTGTATGACATAAAGCAAAATAAGCGTCACGAACTGGAGCTGTACCAAACTTATCTTCACCTTCGATGTTATCGGAGATTGTATAAGCGTTGTTACCTAGTAATACACGTGTTACTTCAGACACGTCTAACAATGTTAGCTCGGTCGGGCTGTCGCCGTTTACGCCACCAACACAGTTAATAAATGATGCTGTTGATGCCAACATATCACGTGTTAACTGATCTTCGGTTTGACGTAGCGATACGCCTAAACGTGCTGCACATTCGTTAAGAACAGGGTCTTGGTTTTGTAATGTTACTTGTTCGTTTAAAACTACATATGTGCCATAGAAGCTAATTTTAGCATCGATGTCTACAGCTGTTAGGTTTTGTGGTGGTGGAGTAATACCACTGTTCCCCAAAGGAACCATAGCTGTTTGTAGTGGGTTATATCTACGCATACGTAAAGTATTACCACCATTACGAGGCATATTTTTGCGCATTGCTGGGATATTATGAATCATATTTGGTACAGGTACGCTTAGCAATTTATAGCTAAAGCTCTGTTGTACTGGTGAAGGTAAAATGGATGTAGTTGTAACTGCCATTTTTGTTCCTTAATTAAAGTTAATCAATGTACTTCAAATAAGATGACGAGTCTTTTTACAGTCTGATGATCTGGCGAGAATCTATACGGCCATTAAGAAGGGTGAGAGTAGCGAATTCTCGTTACGGCTGGCTTTATATTAGCAAAAAGTATATGAGGGTCAACTAGAGGGAGCAGATTGATACTACCCCCTATAATTTTATAAGTTTTGACGTGCTGCAAACATCTCTTTGACTAGCTGGTCTTTTAACTCTGGCGTTAAACCGTTTGCAAAAGCATTGGCATGACTCAAAGGAGATTCACTTTTTTGTGGCGCTATACTGCTCAATGACTTAGGCTTAGCTAAGTTTTGCTGTGCTTTAAGCTTGTCAGCATCGTATGAAGTATCACGATGGATATTTAATAGCTTAATCATCTTATACGCCATAGCATGGGCTTTATAAACGTCGCCTGTAGCTAAAATTGCATCGGCCACATCTGGATCTATCTCACGTAATTTTTTTTGATTTTCGTATGACACTACCTTCTCAAAGTCTGGAAAGTCGTTCTTAATACGCATCTCAGCAGTAGACATAGCTAGACGCTTAGAATCTTCTTCACGTGCTTTCTTCAGCGCTGCTAACTCTTTTTTGATACTTAAAAGATGCCTACCCTCTGCCAAGTCGTCTTCTTTAATACCAAGCTCACTAAGGTCAATCTCTTCTTCTTGAGGTTTTGTTGCAGCTTGTCGCTGTGCTAGCAACTCTCTTGCTTCATCTAATTCACGCTGTAACTTATCTTTAGACTGACGCAGTAATCGCCAATTTTCGTCTTTGACGCTCTTTAGCTCCGCCTCGATAGATTGATCTGGTTGCGCCTGTATCGTTTGCTGCGGAGCTTCCTCAACAACTTCTTCTTGTACTTGCTCAACTACTTGCTCTTCAATCATTTCAATACCTTCTTGTTGCATTTTCTTGGCTGCCTCTCTGTTCATTTGATCAATTTGTGATTGTGATGCTATTGGTAAATCCATATCCTTACGCCTTTATCAATATTGAGTTATCTGCTTCATTATTTAGCTGCTTTGACAGCTTTAACAAGTCGCCGTTTCGGTCGGCAAGTATATAATACAACAACCATCTTTCATCTGGTACTATCTCCCCTGCATGCCGTATAAACATTTCGCAGGTATCTTTTGATGGTAATACCCATAAAAACTGAATCTTATCGTCTTTATGTATCTTGTAGACTGTCTGGTCATATTCTGGGGTAGGGCATGATGTACGGTTTAAAAAGTAGTTACGTAAAACATTTTCCATTAAGCGTTCTTTTTTGGTCAACACAACTACATAGTACTCGCCTGTATATTGCTGTCTGCCACGCCGCAAGCACTCATAAAAATCTTTTTCATAAGTCTTATGTATCTCACGTTGCAACTCTATAGGATCTCTACTGTCAGGAGCTTTTTTTAACAGCTCACTCGATATTTTACCAACCGTATCTGCCATATTTACCTCATACTTTTTTCATGCTAACATTGCTTTACATTATCTCTCCTGTGGCATGATATGAGATTTGTACCCAAGTAGTTGTTTTATTGTTTGATTATAAATGTCATGCCACTCTAAAACTTATCATTACTAAAAAATCCTGATTGCATATTATCATTACCATAAACAGCTTGTCTATAACGTTTGTCTAGCTCTTCTGCTGTAGTATGGTCATCTCTTGTTTTTGGTAAGCTAACACACAAATACCGCAACGCATCTGCCATATGTGAGTGGATATCGTGCAACGGTCTGTCTTTGTACATCTGCCGTTTTGCGTC